CCCGAATGGAAGGAGTTCATAAAATCATGAGGGCATATGAGTTTATCCGAGAATCAGATGCTGAGTCTAATTCGGACATTTTCACATTTGAACAGGCCGCAAAAAAGGCAGGATACGAAACTCCTTTTCCACGAAAATACAACGGGTCAATTTCGGTTGCTTCTTTAGGTTGCAATAGCCTAAAAGGATGTCCGGAAGAAGTAACAGGTAATTTAAGACTTAATTCTAATGCCCTAATAACATTAAATGGCTGTGCCAAAAAAGTAGGCATGGTGTTTTCTGCTTATGACTGCGAACTAGTCTCCCTTGCTGGCGGACCTGTTAAAGTCGGTGACGACTATATTGTGTCTTTCAACAAAATAACAAACTTAGTAGGCATGCCAAATACCATGCCAAAAAATGCATCAATTCACGCTGATAATTGCAAACTAACAACATTAGAAGGATTGCCAGAGCAATGCTTTGAATTGGTTGTACACATGAATTTTATTGATTCGCTCGTCGGCGGGCCATGTCGTGTCTATAGCAATGTGTTTATGAGCAATAACGAATTAACATCATTACAAGGCATTGAGAAATTATTTCCTTACATTGGGTCACATCTCAATGTTTTGGGTAATCCAATTGAGCGAAGCATATCTGGATTATTTAAGATACAAGGTTTACAGACTGTGTCTCTAGAAAACCCACATGTAGAGAAAATAGTCAATGCTTTGCTAGCAGAGACATCGCTAAATTCAAATCAAAAGATTGCCAAGTTTACAGCCGAGCTCTTCGGGTTATCGCAGAAACATAATCGTCCCGAATGGAAAAACCTTACAAAACCGTGATTGTAAGCTGACCCGCGGTAAGATATCGGCCGATTAAAAACACCGTTTTTTCGAACGAAATCGGCGCCGTTTTCCTACTTTTCTGCCACGTTTTGACGAGCAAATCCGTCGTTTTTCACTCGTAGAAACAGGGGTGCTACCCTAGCCTACCCCTGTTCCTGTTTGCGCTCATAATAAGCTACGTATTCGTGTTTAATACAGGCTCAGAACTTCCTTAACAACTGGATGACGTTGAATGTCACGGCTGTCGAACTCAACCGAAACCATCATTTCTGATTGTGTCTTGCTTAATCTATTGATGAAATCTTTTAGACCATTATCAGACATGAACTGTTTGTCCATTTGTTCTAAATCTCCTGTCACTACCATTTTCGACCCATCCCCGATTCTTGTGAGTAGAGTCTTCATTTGGTTAACACTGCTGTTTTGAAACTCGTCTGCGATTATCCAAGAATTTTTGAATGTTCGACCCCTAACAAACATCATTGGGGTTATTTCTATCGTGCCTTCTCCTAACATTCGTGTAATATCTCTAGCAGAGTAGTATTCAGCGAACACATCCATGATCGGCTTTGTCCAGGGTAACATTTTTGAATCAACATTACCAGGGAGATAACCGATGTCTTCTCCATCTACACCAACTGTTGGTCGGGTGATGATGATCTTATCCGTGTCCCCTGTTTTGAGAGCACGAATACCTGCCAAAACTGCCAACATAGTTTTGCCTGTGCCAGCAGGTCCTAACGCGAAAACAATATGTTTGTCCCAATCAGAAAGATAGTCGATATACTCTTCTTGTTTTACACCTTTCGGTAGAAGAGTAACCTGCTTTCTTTTGTTTTGGGGACTTTCGAACTGGTTGAAGTTGTAAATGTTTTCTTGTCTCATCGGTTGTTGTATTACTTTTCGTTTTGCTTTTGCCAAAGCTGTTTCTCCTTGAGGAAAAGGTTAAGCTGAGCGCAGACCTAACCTGTAATGATATTTAGAAATCGTAGAGAAACAAAAATCGGGCAACACTTCTGTAACCCGATTCTTGATAAATAATTTTTTGGACAACAGCAGAGTTAAGGAATATATCGACCAGTTAGTTCTTGCTTCTTGTATATCATTGCAGTGCATGTTTCCATTGGAACAACTGTCCTAAGTTGAAACCCCTCTAAAAACGTATGCATGTCGATATTACAGTCTGACCTCTGTGCCAGTGTTCTAATTTGCGTCCAGTGTATCGTATCATACAAATGCTTACACGATTCGAACAATTTCTTGCCGCCAACAATAAACACCTTTTTGTCTGGAAACTCCGTCATCAATAATTTGATTTTCTTTTCGAGGCCGTCAAATGTTACTGTAGTTACGCTTGGGTGATGTAACAGTTTGCTAGTAACAACCACATTAATGCGATTAGGCAACGGTTTCGGCATCTTAGGATCGTCCCATGTCTTTCGACCCATGACAACAATATGATTAGTTGTCTTTTCGACAAACCACTTCATATCTTCTAGATTGTGTTTCCACGGGAGTGATCCACTGTAGCCAATGTTACCACGAAGGTCTGTTGCTAGAATAGCATTGACTGATCGATGGGGGTTTTCGGGTGAGGTCATGGTTCAAAGTTTCTTTAGTAACTTGTCTGTGTGCTCTTGTACAGTCTTAGCAACAGCGTCGATATCAACAACAAAATCAGCATCTAAAATATAATCATCTAATGCCGATAGTTTTTCATTTAATCGATTTTGTATTTCTCTTGGGTCATGCCCCTCTTCTAGCAACGATCTAATGTCGACAAAGACAGTAGTGCCGTCTTTTAAATTGACAGCAATACTCTCCAAAACTGTAATGGGCATTTCTGTTTTGCTGACTTCGTCAAGTATTTTATACCAGTCAATAGGCCGAGTAATGCTGATTTTTTTAGACTGGCTCTTTGGTTTCTTTTGACGCGCCATTTTTAGTTTTTGTGGATGAGGCGGTCTCCATTAGTTCAGCGGCCTCTTTGCGTAGTCGTTTGGCTTCTGCTTCGTATATGACGGCCTGTTTTAAGCTATGCTGTGCAATATCTTGGTCGCTTAATACACCACTTGCACTTGGCTGAAGCGGGGGTAGTTCCACAGACGGCGACGTCGATTGCGCTTTACTCGCTTTGCCACCTTTCTGAGCTTGATGTAACGGTACAGGCGTTGAAACTTCTCCGGTTTTGTAACCGCTGTTTGCGTCTAGTTCTTGCAACTTTTTAGCAGCGTCGCTCCCGATCTCGAGCTCGTCGATAATCTTGTTAAGCTCATCGAGGCGAACTTTTGACTTCTCGTTTGGTGTCACTAACACCTGCGATGTTTGTACTTTCTTGATAAACCCCTCTTTATGGAGACGGGTTAGTACAGGAACACCCTCTACTGTTCGTGTATGTAATACTTCGGCAAAACATTTGCTTTCTTGGGCATCGGGGGAGTTCAGGGAAATGCGAACCTCAGCTGCAATGTTTGATGGTAGAGATTCCGGATAAACGACCAAACACATATGGTCTTCGCCGGGAACTTTGCGATACAGAATGTATAGTGATTTCCCGTTATGGGAACCAATGTGTTTGATCATTTCATTCTCCTGGTTACGCTGCGTCTGTTGATTCTACAGTTTCTGCGGCAGCTTCTGCTGTAGTCTTAACGCCGTTCTGTTGCAGGAACTTTACGAGCTTTTCATAAAACGCACCAACCGTCGACATCTCTTCTGCGCGAATAGCGCCGCGCTGAGATATAACATTGATGATGTTAGCAACAAGTGTTAGGTCTTGTAGCGTAAGTTGAACTCGGGTTTCAGAGCCCTGCTCTTCTGTGCCTGCTGCTTCTTCTACTTTTCCCGCGGCTTGTTTCTTTGTCATGGTTGTATTCTCCTTAAAAATATACAAAACTACTTATTGGTTAATGTTGACCCTAAGAAAAAACCTGGCAGTTTTGGTTTGCCAGGTTAAGTTCAACCGGGAGTGTATAAATCTATTTATTATTCAACGAGGGACTCTAAACATTTTCTGCTAGTTAGTCGTTCGCGGATTTGATCGATATTACACGGCGTAAAGTTCCACGAATCTGTCCCTACATCAATTGAATTTTTCAGAGAGCAGTTATCTAGTTTACCATGAACGTGCCCGTGCAGACAAAGCGAACCATAATGTTGTTTATCCCATGCCCGCAACGGATAATGACACATAATTACATATGTCCCGTCTACTGTATCAGACATCATATGTTCTACTTTTGCAAAACATTTTAGTAGTGTAGTCTTGTTAATGTGTCTGTCGTGATTGCCCAGCACTAGCTTTTTAGTCCCGTGTAGACGAGAAAACAATTGACAGAATTGCTCATTGTTCATGTGCATAGAAACATCGCCGAGGTGATAGACGACATCACCTTTCTTAACAACGCGGTTCCAGTTATCTACCAACGTTTCATTCATCTCCACAACAGAAGAAAAGGGCCTATTGCAATATTTGATGATATTAGTGTGTGAAAAGTGAGTATCCGATGTAAACCAAACTGTCATCGATCTTTTTTCCCTTTAGACAGCCCAATCAAAAAAGCATTCAGTTCAGCAACAGTGTTACATACAAAAACCGATTTACTATTTTCTGCGGCGCCGCTTTGCTTAATTCGAAACTCACTTAGTGTGCTCTCTACTTCTAAATCGTTTTTGTTAAATTCGTCTACTAGAGACAAGTAATATTTCACTAGCATTGCCTCTGATGGCTTGTTTTTTGTCGTCATTTCGTTTTCACTTTCTATTCTTGTGCGCACTTTCGAATTTAGCAGTTATACCGAACGGCGCTACAGAATCTGAATTATGTGCAATCCAGACTGTGTCGCAGTAGTCTGCATATTCGTCTGGGAAGTGTGCGCACATGTCAGTAAAGATAATCAGCTTCTTGGGTTGAATGTCCTCTTTCTGTAAATGCTGCCAAATTGCACTGAAGTCTGTTCCACCGAACCCTTGTGGCTCATATGTTAGTAGATCGTGTGAATTGTCTGGAGTGAATGTCTGAGGATTGTATGTTTCAGTGTCGAAACAGTAAGTGTAGATACTGTAGTCATCATACGATGACATAATACCGTGAATCTCAGAAAGAAAATCTGTTAGATCTTGTTGCGAAATAGACCCAGACGTATCAATAGCAACCGCAATGTCAATCCGCTCTTGTGGTTTAAGTCCAGGGAGAACAACATCGATGTGCCACGATCGCTTTGAAGGCTTCATCCAGGAAAAATCCGATCGAACAGTACTCTCTACCTGTTGTTGTAACAGGTCACGCCAATTCATTACAGGATGCGTTAATTCGTTAATTAGACGCTTGAGATTACCCGGCAGGTTGCCCGGGTTCGTAGAATTGGCTGCATTAAGCATAGCTTCACGAAACTCGTCGCGGAGAGCATCGGCTTCTTCTTTCGTTGGTTTACGAGGCCTTTTTCCGTTACTGTCCTTGTTGTCCTTGCCTTCGCTGTTTCCTTTACTGCCCCCTTCACTGTCTCCCTCGCCGTCGCCGTCGCTGTCCATGTGGTCATCGAGTGTTTGACCGAACAAATCGCTAATGTCAATTTTGTCTGCTTCGTCGTATAGCTGATCATACACTTCTTCTGCTGTCATGCCGGCGTATTTTTTATCATACAACAACGGAACAGTAGTGATCTGTTCGCCGATCTGTTGATCAATTACATCTGCATTAACTACATAATCACATGCAATATTGAACAACATGTGATTACGATTGTCGCATCTATCCATGTGGTCATAACATACATGCAAGATTTCGTGAGCAAAGAGAAACTCGCACTCCCGGGGCTTTAGTGCATTAATGAATTTGGTATTGTAGTAAAAGCAACGACCGTCTGTTGCAGCAGTAGATAGCCATTCGTTTGATTTTACCAACTGAAGCCTAACAGCCAATTGTCCAAAGAACGGGGCTTTGAATAACATTCCTACCCGGGCCTGAATAATCTTCTCAACCGCCGCCTGATCTTCGTTGGGCGTCGTTTTTGCGCCAAAGAAATTGTCTTTAAACGCTTTCTTGTTAGCCGATGTCGTAGAAGTAGTTTTAGCCATTGCTTTCCCCGTTACACTATTCAATGCAGCAATTGTACCAGAAACGAATAGGTTTGTCAATCTGATTTTTGGTCATCTAAGTATTTGATGTAAGTAATCTTTGTACATTTAAGATGCTCGTAGCCGTATGCATTGCCTTCTTCTTTCTTGCGTGCAGAAATGTTGACCACATCTTTGAACCGTAAGTTGTGGTTTTCTGTCCAGAACTCAACAACATTTCCTTCGGGGGTATGGCCTATAACTACAGACCGGCCTATAGATGCGATAAAACGGCTCGAAATGATGGTGATTTTACTCGAAAACGTGCGGTTATCCTTGCAAAAATAGTCTGAATTTGCACAGTGTTGATCTATGTAGTCTTGTGTGGTGTTTTTCTCGCACAAAGACTGCCAAACTATCGGTATATATGCATGCATTATCGAAACAGTGTCTGTATCGTTTTTTAGCAATTGCATTGCTTTAAAGTGAAAACTAGATACAGTAGCGTTCGACAGCATACGAGCCATTTCGTGTTTGAGAAGATCCTCAATTACCGCAGCAGCACGATCTAACCACACTTGATCATCTTCATTGGCCTCTTTAAGGCGACTTTTCATAATAGTGCAGTTACTTTCGGTTGTCTTGTCTTTGTCGATTACAGTATGCTTGGCTACTGTACGACCATTGGTTTCCCAGGCATACAACGAAGCGGCAATTAAGTCTTGCAATTTGTAGACAGCAGCCATCCTTTTTCCTCGCGTGTTACAACTGTGTTGGTGCAATGAATAGATTTTGCAATTACAATCTCGTGCAGTTGAAAAAATGCCCGGGGTTAATTAGGCCCCGGGCATAAATTACGAAAACGGTTACTCTCTTAAACTGCGGATATGATATACTTCGAGTACCGAGTGTAGAACTCATCGAAGTTCTTAAGTTTAGGGGGATTAACTGGGAGACCAAAATGTCCCATGGCAGTTCGGGCACCAAGGACATTTACCTCGGTTGTAAAGTTATCCATCATAAACCGCAGGAAGTAGTCAAAGCACTTGTTCCATTCGTCTTTGTTGAACGTTTCTGCTTTGGTCATTTCGCGAAGCTCATAACAGACATTAGTTACCAAAGAATACATTGCGCTGATTTCTTTCGTCTTCAATGTTGTAGCTTTACCGGAAATAATATCACTTGGCCTCGGTAGCTTAGAGGAATGTTTGCGATGAGCCATGAACTTGATAGCAATACCGTCGCCAACTGCGCCAGCAACAAGATCGGTTGCCTCTTTTTCGGACATGTCCTCATCGTAGATGAGGTCCGAAACAAATTCCCACGACCGAGGTGTAGCAAACGCATAACTAGAGCTACGGGCGTCGAAATTATACAGATCAGACTTAGCAAAGTTGAGATAGCCAACAATGTCAGGATGAATCTGCCGGTTTAGTGCCCACTCTTGCCACACATCGAAGTCTACTGCTAATTCGCAATGAACAAAACGATTAGCCAACGGGCTAGGCATACGGAATACAACACCACGATCAGATTCGCGGTTACCAGCTGCAAACACCACAACATTATCAGGTAGAGTATATTGACCAATCTGACGATTGAGGATCAACTGATATGCCGCAGCCTGAACAGCAGGTGCGGCGCCGTTAATCTCGTCGAGGAACAAGAACACGACAGGATATTTTGCTGAGGTTTCTTCGTCTGGGAGATCAATAGGAGGCGCCCATTCCATTTTACCAGAATCGCGATTGTAAAACGGCATACCGCGAAGGTCGCTAGGATCGAGCAACGACAAACGCAAATCATACAACTTACCATTGAGCTCATTGCACACTTCAGCGACAACAGACGATTTGCCTACGCCCGGTGGGCCCCAGAGCATTAGAGGCCGCTTGTGTGTGGCGCAACGACGAATCATACGCTTGAGCTCTTTGGTATTGATAGTGCGGTTACCGATGTTGACTTTTGTTACCATTGTTTTCTCCTAATCGATGTCAAATTGTTGGCCTTGATGCGGATCAACAGTCTGTACTGTTTGGTGGCTGAACTACACCTGAACACGAGTCTATTGTATGCTGTTGCCTTTACCTTGTCAATAGCTATTTTGCAGCTAGAGCCCGCTTCAGCCAATCAGCAGCATAGTTCTTTGGAACATCAAACTCTGCCACAATCTTGCTAATTGCCTCAGTCTTATCAACACTCGGTAGTCCGTTTTCAAGGATCCAAGACATTGCGCGAATCCGTTTTTCTGTAGTTGACCCACGGCTAACAGTTTTAATCGGGGGAGCAGCTCTTTTTGCAGCAGGTTTTGTCTTTTTTGTAGCTTTCTTTTCTGGCTTAACAACTTCGGGGAGCTTCTCTTTAACAGCTTTGGGGACCGATTTCCCTTTTGCTTCGGCTTGTTTTGCTTTAACAATAGCTCGAATTTGTGAGCCAGTAAGCGTATCCCACAGAATCATGTTAGTCATTTCGCTCTCCACGTTTAGTTACGCAATGATCGTATTGTATGATCGCTTAAAACAGTTGTCAACCAAAAGTTTGAGCTTTTTGAGCGGAACAATCCACAGGCCCTTGTGCATAACTCCAGAAGCGAATACAGTCTGTATTAGTTAAACCTGTTGTATTTTTGCCACAAATTGTGCGACGCAAAATCTCATCTTAACACAGTGATTATTGGGCATTTGCCCTTGCACAAAAGTAGAACACGGTTTTCGAAACTGGATTGTTGTTTGTGTCACAACCGGAAGTCTTCCATCCCTGCGCACTTAAGCTTAACCAAGTGCCCCAACATATAGGACTTTTGGTCAAGTCCTTTCATTACACCTAAGAATCGATTCCGTAACAATGCAACTTCATTAATCAGTGTTTCGTAGTCGATAACCTCTTGTTCACCGTCGGCATACCGTTCTGCATCGCGACTAGTTAGTGCACGATTGTATCCTTCTAGGTATTTCTGAAAATGCTTGCGACGAATCTTTCGCAACTGTATGTTGAGAAAATTGAGCACCGCTTCGATCTCTTGTAGTTGATTAAATCGATACTCAACTGTCCCTGGCAATAAAGATGCAGCCCTCTCTACCATGCCGTGTATTGATATTTCAGTCCTTGCATCTTGTAATTCTGCGTTGAAATGATCAATAAACTCTGGTAAGACAGAAATATCTTGGACGACTTTGTTATAGAAGCTATTCATTGCTACGGTTGTTAATTTCTCTATCTAAATACCAACGGGCTTTCTTTAGGTCTTCGATCTCTTTTTCTTGAATCGATTTGCCTGCAGAAGATTTTTTACCAGCCCGTAAAATGTATTTTAGTGAATTGCCTAGATTAAAGTTAAATCGTTCGGTAATTACGATTGCTTCAATCTCTCCGTTACAGTGCGGACACGCTGCAATGCCTTTGTAATGCGACGGATGATTAACCGAATCTGACATAAATTATCCTTCAGTATTAGTATTCGCAGAGATATCTTCTGCTTCTTCTATCACTCGGTGATTTTCTTCTTTAGAAGGACGACGCTTGTCAAATTCAGACATAACAAGATCGAGAATACCGTTTTCGTTCTTGTCCCATTCTTTACGGAAATACTTGTGAACTTCTCCGTTTAAGTCTGTATATGTATATCGGTTTCCTTCTTTCTTAATTACGTTATGTTTTTCGAATAGATCAAACAACCCAGAGTATGCATCCATGCCGGTTTCGTACGGGATTTCAACTTGAATTGATTCAAATGGTTTAGCATATCGTGTTTTCATGATTTTACACGCTGCACGAATGCCATGAACATCGCTCGTTTTGTTGCCGTCGGCGTCTGTTTTGAGTTTTAGTTTACGTATAGCAACAACAATTGATGACGCATAGATAAAACCCTGCCCGCCTGAGATCTTGTCGTCGGGGTCAAACATGTCTTGACTAGCATACGTGTGGTTAGTTGCTACTAAACCAACATTGTAACTACCAAACATATTAACACAATTGCGAACTAGTGCGGTTAATGCTTTTGGCTTCCGTCCCATATCGCCTTTGAGATCACCGCCTTCAAATTGATTTATATCAGTTGGCGTTAATAACATACCCAACGAGTCGATGACAAACAAAACCTTCGGGCGCGTTTCGTCCGACATTGCTTTGTACTCTTTCATAAACTCAGAAATAGTTTTAGCAACGTCGTCAATCATTGCTAGGTTTAGTTTGAGTAGTTTATCTTCTGAAACGTCAACGCCCAATGCAGTTAGCCATCGTAGATCCAAAGCATTTTCTGAATCTGCGAGTACAACGAAAATGCCTTGTTCTTGTGCATGTTTAATAATGTTGCCAGAACAAATTAGACTCTTCCCTGACCCCGATTCACCTGCAAAGACTGTTACTTTACCTAACGGAACACCCTTATTAAAATCCCCCGAAATCAAATAATTTAATGCATAACTGCCAGTTGAGATCCAATCGGTTGGGTCGTTAAATCCGAACGAAATACCATCGATTGATTTTGTTAATGATTTGCGGAATTTGCCCACATCAAATGGTTTTGTCATAATGTACCTTTTTGTTTTTGAGATGCAAGACGGCACTTACAGACACGAAATTTTATGTCTGTAAGTGCTTATCTTTTCATTTCACTGCTTTTGGCGACTACGAATCATTGCTAGAATGTCTTCTGCCTTGCTGCTAGCAGCAGCTTTAGGTTCTGGCTTCTCTACTTTGGCAGGGGGCGCCGTGTCGGCGTCAAACGGGGCATCGTCGTCGACTGGCTTAGAACTAACAGTAGCAGCAGGCTTTGGTGCCGCTACTTTGGCAGCCGGGGTTGAAAACGCCTCGCCTGAGCTTTCGTCATTGCTTTTTAGGTTCCGTGGCCCATAGTATTTAGACCAACGATCTGGATCATATGGTTTGCCTTCAACAGACGCTTCGAACATCTCTTTAATTACACTGAGTTCTACTTCGCCTGGCTTTGGTGGTAGCCACGCTTTGAGGTCAAACAGACCATATTTCTCGATTGCCCCAAGTTCTTCATCAGTAAGAGCTGACGTCTTACGAGCCCACTTTGAAGTAGAGTAGTCGGCAAACTTACCATTCATTGTTTTTACAATGTGGAAGTCCAAACCGTTTTCGAAATCGATTGGGAGATCCTCAAAATCAGGATCCATTAGTGCAGCCTTAATCGGCTTCATAACTTGTGTTGTAAACGAGAATCGACGAATTGGATTCTCCGGGACGTGCGTTTCAATGATAGGCGACTTACGAACGAAACCCTGGAATAGTGATGTGCGCTTCTTCCAGTATTTACGAGCAACTTCCTCTAGTTCGGGGTCTTTCCACCAGGGGCGTGTTTCGGTAAGAATCGGGCAGGTCTCCCCCCACGTTTCCATACAAGGAACAGTAATCTTAAGTGGCTTAGAAGTTGCGTCGCCTTTGATACCAGTGAAGTCTAGCGTAATTGTTAAACGCTCGATCCAGAAGAACGGGTTGGATTTGTCAGCGTCTGGTAGCAGTCGGGATATTGTAGTTTCGCCGTCTTGCATGTCCCAGAAAGGGAAAGTTGGGCCGTCTCCAGTCTTTTGGCGATCTGACTTTGTTTCTTGTTCAAGTAATTTTGCACGAATTTCAGCTAATGTAGGCATAATATTTTTCCTTAAAAGATATGAATGACTTGTGTGACTACACTTGACTACTTTACATGAATTTTAACTCTTGTTAAATAGTCTATGGCGTCAATGACCATAAAATTATTGTAGTTTGATTAGATGCGTAAAGCAACAGGCAAATTGTAGTTTGGTCGGATTTTTAATTTACTGTGTGGTCAACTTCGACTGCCCAGACAAACGGAGTAAGGCAGCAACATCTTCGTCCATCTTTGGCTTTTCTTTGGTTTCCTCGTCTGGGTCACCATCTGGAAACACTTTAATAAACAGATCGGGCATGTTGTCACGTAGCCATGCACGAACCTCTTTCGCAATGTCGCTTTCTGCATTATCAACACTGATGGTTCGAATGTATTCGGTTAGATCGTCATCGCCAATGACACCATATAATGCAGTTGATGCATTAATACCATCGGGACCGGCGATTAACTCGTTTGTAATGAGATCATGCAAACGATTAATTTCTTTCTCGTCGTTTGGTAGCTTCCATGTCTCCTCAGTTAACTGGGTTAGGTAGTCGTCAAGCTCACCTAAATAGTGCTCTTGTAATCCTTTTGGTTGTGGTTTTTTCTTTGTTTGATCTCTTTTCACCTTGGTATCCTTTTCTTTCGAATTCTTGCCTAGTGCTTGGCTGATAAACGGCAAAGCATCTTCGAGTCGTTCGTCGAACTTCTTTTCTGTAAATGCTGCACGAATCTCAGACACCGCCCCACTACCGCCTGTATTAACACCAGAACCAACCCAACCGTATCCAGGCCACGCGGCTTTATATTTTTTGTAACCTTTGCTAGAGCCTAGCCTACGAAGATTCTTGCGAGCTTCGTGGTATTCACTTTCTGCAACAGATAACATATTTGCGGCAGATTCCGACTCAAGTGTGTCAATTGATTTGTTCTTAGCAACACGCTTAAATTTGGCCAGACTGCTAATCTTGTTTACAGTTTCAATAATGTGCTTACCAAAATCGTCAGACACCGACCCTTTGTTTGTAACATGTTGCGCCATTGCTCTGATGCCGTCTGCGCTTTTAAACGGCAAACGATAGCGTTCGCCTTCTACAGTCTCTAAAAAGACAGATTCGATGACACCTTCTTTGTTCTTCTTGGTTAGAACCTTAACCTCTGGTGAAAACTTAGTTACATATGTTTTTGTTTTAGTTTTAGATTCAGTAATAGTGTTTATTGCCTTTGGTCTTTGACGGTGTGACATAAACGCAACATTAGAGATATCACGAACATCAAACATTAGCATGTTAGCCTTAGCAAAGAGACGAAGCTCTTTGAGGAAATTATACCATGCTTTGCGTTCTGAGTCAGTCATGTCTTTGGTAATGTCCCTAGCATAGTAGACTGATAAGTCCTTGCTAGTTAACATACTGACAGTTACTCTACCAAACGACTTTCCGCCAACAGAAAACCTAAAGACGAAAAAACGAGCATCTTTGGCGTCGGTGACTTCTCCTGCTTCATCGTCTGCAATTTTAATTTCACTAAAGCGATTATGCAGTTTGAGAAAGAGTGCTTCGGCACGTTGATTATTGATGGCTTCTGTCATGATGTAGTATTTACCGCAAACACTGGCTGATAGAAGGAAGCTAAAAATGGTAGTGGCTCAATATACTCGTCTACATCGTCGCGCATATGATCGCCGATCGCCGGGTCGAATTCTTGCAATAAATGCGTCATGCGAAGAACGAGAATCAATGACATTACCAAATCGTCAGTTGCCCCTGGCTTTGCTTTAAATGAACTTTCTAACGCAACAAATGCCTTTAACTCTGATATTAATGGTTTGCTACGTAGGGCGATTCTTTTTGTTTCTACTAATGCTTTTAATTTTAGACATGTAGTGACTTTACTTTTATTAGTAGTGTTAAATCCTCTTCTGTATCGCCGTGCCTGTCCTATTTTCTTGGGCTCAGAAAGAAAAATCCCTTTGATGTTTTCTTCTCCAATTGTTTGAATAGCCAACAATGCAGCTTCACCTAATGTGTTGTTTTCTACACTGTAGTAGACGCTTTCCGGCGGAACACCGAATCCAGCAATCGAATTAACGATCTCTTTCAACAAAACTACCTGTCGTTGCACAGGTGTTTTGTTGTGACACCACTCGGCTACTTGGATCATTTCTGGTAGCTGGAACACTTGTATTGCAGCGTTATCGCTTCCTGTTCCCAACGATGGATCTAAAGCAACAGCGTATGTTTTCTTCTTGTCTGGCTTAGCATACCACCGTACCTGACCTTGAGTTTCTATTGGTTCAATACCAGACAATTGTGATAGGTGAATCGGCAAGATTAATGTCTCTTCGAAAATAATTGGTCTTAAATTGTGTTCTCGTTCAAATCGCTCTTCACCAATCTTAGCTCGCTCTTCTGCTGCCCATTCCTTTGTTCTTTCTGGATGCTGATGCCAATACGCACTAAATGACTTAAATCCGTTTTGACCAACATCTGTGGTATTGCCGAATTCATCTGTTGTTCTATTTGCGCCCAACCAAATTTCCCAAAACTGATCCTCGTCTGAGTTTGGTGTAGAGGTTATGATACATTTGCCACCAGTTGATAGCGTTGGTGAAATTGATGTCCAAAACTCTCTTGCAATTGTGGGCCGCACAAACGCGAATTCATCGCAGTTTTTTGTAATAATATTGCCATTAACAATAAAGCTGTGATTTTCGTTATCTACTTCTACTATATCGTAAACATCACTAATTTCAGTTTTTAAAATATCTATAATTTGATTTAACTCAATTGAATCAATGGTGTCTATATAATCACCGACAGATAGATCTGATGTTTTGGTTTTAATTCCGTTCTTAAAAAAACTGTGTGTGGCTGTTGCAACAACAGAATTTCCAGATTTGAGTGTGATTTTATATGTTTCTTTTTTGCCAGAGTGGACGATGCCCTTAAAAGCTTTCCACCCGTCTGGTGTCATTATTTCGTATTTGGTGTTTTCCCGTAGTATAGAATCGACATCGATAATATTTTTTGGCTGATAAAGCCGCTTAAACAAGCCAACTAAAGAGGTTTCTTCTTCAACTAATGTGGTTTTATCTCTAATTCTTACAAACGATGTTTTACCGTCTAAACAAAACAGCAACGAAATCGACATGCCTCGTCCGGTGTTTTCGGTGGTGGCTTGTGAGATAATTCTCGATTCGTTGTCAAAATCGATTGATCCTTTATTATATGTTTTAACACCACATTTAATAAAGTCGGGACAATACTCATAAGCATAGCGAACACGATGCATAATTTCTAATGCGGAAGAATGCTTGTTTGATGCGATTAGAATAGTAGAGTCTGGTTTAAACATTGCATACCACAACAAATAACCAGCAGCAGTAACCGACTTGCCGAGTTGGCGACTCAACAAAGAAATAGAATATCTATGGTTATGGTATGTATCAATTAGCTCAGTTTGATAATTATACGGGACGTACAACATGTTTCCCTTGGTAGGATGCTGTACGTAGAAATAGTTAGAAAGAAAATAGTGCGGACCTGTTACTGGATCCGCACATTTTTTATATTCTACTATTTGTTCCGATGTTAAATTTAAGGGCTGGTTCGGCGCCTTAATTAAACTATTATTGTTCATTGTTCCTTAAAATGCATGTTTTTCGATAATACGAACGTTTAGCCCCGGATTTCCAAGAACAATATCTAGCTCTTCTTTTGATACAAAGAAAACATCGCCGTCGATTTCGATTTCAATAGGGGCAAATGCATTTGCAGAGTCCGAACCCGAAACGCCATACTTCTCTAACCGAACCTGATTGTTGGTGCGAAATTTCGGAGTGTCCTTTTCACATAATCCGGCTAGCTCTTTGAGTGCATTTACATCGTCAGCAAAGGCGCCGTCGCCTTCTATTGGCATCATGTCGGGGAAATCAGACATCTC